GCACTTAGATTTCTCTAGGTGCTTAATTGTTATAAATTAGCAATAGTATCCTGGATACTTTTCCATAATTCTTCATCGCTTACCCCTGTGTATTTTTTTTCTATTTCCTCAACAGGAGGAATAGTAATCTCATCAGGTTGAGAAAGCCAAAACTTTTCTTCTTCCTTGGTCAAAGTATAAGACATAACTAATCAATCCTTTCAAAAGTAAAGTCGTACTTTTCAGCGAACAATACCAGTGTTTTTTCCTGTGCTTTTACTTCAGTATAACCTAATTTAATCATTTTTTCAATCAAATTCTCATATTCTTGATTAGCTTTTTTATGTATCCGTTTATTCGGTTTTGAATACCAATAAACACTCCCATCGTGACCTATCGTCAACCCATATTTCACGGTGTTATTTTTACTCCGTTGTTGCAACGATGCAAAGTCGCTAAGCGATGGTGGATACCCTGACGGATGATTGTGAATTGAAACAAGGCTTTGTTCAGAGCTTTCTTTAAAAGCTTTTCTCACTTGGTCGTTATAAACTACACCTTTTATTTTTCTAGCTTTATTGCTTAAAGCAACAACTCTTCCTGTCTCTGCATCAAGCAAATAGTAGTCTTCATACTGTGTTCCGTTTCTATGTTGTAACATTTGTCTTGAAACTCTGGCAATAGGTTCAGATATATGTGAAGTCTTTGAATGATTTTTTAGTTTATCAACAAATTCATCGCTTCGGACATAATCAAGATTCGCTCCAAATTGCCTACCACTTAACTCTCGTTCTCGTGGCTCCACAACATACTTACTATACCACTCTTTATAAGTCATATCAGCAGGTACTAGCTCGGTCTTACCTGTTTCTGGATTCCTTGCTCTGCGCTTCAACTTGCTGTAGTCTGCGTCCTCATCGTATCCGACAGTAGTAGACCTGCACCACGGGTGCATAGGCGGAAAATTGACACCAGGGACAGCCTTATCCCTATCATAAATCTTATTATCGTGCTCTTGGCAGATATGTGATGTACGCTTGTCTAAGACGGCCACAAAGATATACTTTTCTATGTCTGCTTCTTCATAGCTGAGTAGTTCCATCTGGTTGTGAAAAAAGGCTGATTCTGTCCGAACCAAACGCCTTGCATCATTCTGACCTACATTGAACCGCTCAGCGATTGCTTGTGCAGTTTCTCGTGTATCTCTGCCTGTCATGAGGCTCATGAGTAGTTCATCTTTTATGCTAGAAGCAAGCTTTCCCGTATTCTTCCAGATATCTGTTGAGTACGTACTTCCATCTCCTACCCAGCTGAAATTCTGTAGATGTTTAATCTCGCTTTCAGGAAGCCCAGAAAAGCCATACGCTAGTCCTGTCTGTTGTTGCAGGTCAAAGGTAGCCTTGTAGTAACTATCCTTCATCAGGTCGCTATAAAAAGCGTCTGAGCCTGTCTTCTCCGAATGATAGATAGATTCACGCATACGGTCTAAATCGTCGCTCAAACGCTCTAAGCGCTTCATACGGAAAGAATAAGCTGGGCTATCTAAGTCAGCCAGTAGTCTTTGGATATTCGGGTCATTCGGTCTCGCTTCAAGCACCTTACGAAGTTCATTCAGGTCCTTCTTATCTTTCATATTCTTCAAGACTTGTCTAGCATCTACCTGACTTAAGCCATAATCCCGTTGGAACTTATCAAAAATCTTATTGATTTCCTTATCCAAGTATGTCTTAGCTTCCTGATAGACCTTATCGAACTTGTCTGCCTGCTTTTCGGCCTTGTCCATCTGCTGGTAAATCAGATTGGCTTTCCTCTTCGCCCAATACTCCTGATTCTTCATCCTCTACCTCATCTTCGGGTTTCGTGTTGTCTTGGTTAAACATTGGCATATCTTCCATGTTCTTCTTTTTTTCTTCTTCCAAGGCTTCCAGTTCAGCGTCAGGGTCTTCTACAAACGGCAAGAGAGAAATAAGTTGTCTATTGGTCACTTTGCCTTCCAAATTGTTCACAATCTGAGAGATTTCCAGTAAGTTCTTAGGCAAACCACGGCTGAACTGCGGAACGATTGAATGAGATTCTAAAGCAATCTGTTTCATACCCAAGTAATGAGCAAAAATCGCAATACGTTGTCTTAAACCTCGCTTGTAGTTCGCTTCCTTGGTTTTGGTAATCATCTCAAGGCCCATTAGCTTGAATTCCATGGCTACACCCGATGTATTCCCTGCAAAGTTCTCATCAGTCAAGTTAGGCACATGGCTAAACGTGTAGATATCCTCTTTCAGAGCCGTACGCAAGATTTCAGTAGCACTTTCGTCCAGCGTATTCTTCAAGAACTCAGCTCTTGCACTATCGCCCGGCAATTCCAAAAGACCTTCTTCAGAAAGAATCTTCATCGCTGCCTTGGCATCTTCTGGTGTGTCTGCTAACTGCGTACCATACAATACAAGGATAGATTCTACTGCCTGCTCCTTATCGTTGACACGGTTACCCATCAAGGAATTATAAGCGTCAATCAAGCTCATCTGTTGCTCGTAGTCGCCAATCGCAAAGTGATTGTTGCGATACTCAATGATTGGGATTTGCCCTAGGTTGTGGGGTTCTATTTGCTCATTCTGAGTTGTTCCTGAATCTGTACTTCTCAGCACCATGTGATAGTGCAGATTTTCTGTAAAGACCTCAGCCTGATACTTAGTAGTGTCTTTCGTATCATCTTTAACTTGATAGTAGTAGACCGCAAACAAAGGCTTCCGCTCAATGCTATCATCATAGACCATGAAGGTATTTTCTGGATCAATACTAGTTGAGTCCAACTCAGTCAATCCCTCTTTGGCATAGATGTACTCATAAGCACGACCGTAGATAGCCATGTTCAAAGCATTCTGCGCATCTACTTGGTCAATCTCAGCGCCATCAAATGCTGTAAGTAGTTCATCGATATCACCGTCGGCGGTATTGTTATATTTGATAGGATTGCCCATAAAATAGCCCGTAGCCGTGTCTGCGATATCCTTGGCATGATTGGCTACTGTCTTGTAATTGGGTGCGTTCTCGTTGCGTCTCGTGTGTTTTAAGATAGCATGCTCACCCAAGTAGTAGCTTTTAAGCTTCTTCAAATGTGAACATTCAGCGCTATGTTTCGTTATCAATTTGTAAATCAGGTCTTTCTTCAAAGAACCCTCATCATATTCATCCCGTGGATAAGTTAAATATTGGTACATGTCTTTCCTCTCTATAGACCATAATCAGAACGTCTGCGGACGGTTGCTTTTGGTTGTGAATGTTGCGAGTAAATCGCATAGCGCACCGCATCCAGCACGTCGTCATTCTCTTTCACTGGCTCGCCTGTCTTTTCATTCCAGATATACTGATAGACCTCATCTTTGAACTTGCTGACTTTATCTGAAATAACAAAAAAGCGCCCTGCTTTCATCAACTTGGCGACTTCTTCAATTCCAGATAAAACTGCTTTATTAGCGTTGAATGTTCTCAATTGCTCTCTTTGAAATCTTGCAACGTGTTCAGGTCGTGCACTATCTGCCCAGAATGTAATGTTTCCGTACCGTTCCTTGATATTCTTAGCAAGGTCTACCCAAAAATCTATCTCTTTGTACTGATGAGCGTATTCCTCTAACAGATAAACCGAACCGTCAGATGTTTCTCCAATAACAACAATAGATCCAAAGTGCTCATATCCCCAGTCCACGCCTGCGTATATCTTCGTAATTTCATCAGGTATTTCTTTAATATACATACTTTCTTCAAAATCACGATACACTGCACCTTCACCAATTACCCAACGTCCATATATACCACGCTCTGTAAACATACCGCTTGGAGTTGTAGCAATTAAATTATTTATGTATCTCTGATTTAAAAAAGTATTATCAAAAATAGTGAAATGATTTGAAATTATCTTACTGCCGTCTGCTTTATCGATGTAATTCACTTTCAACCAATGTTTCGGGTGATCAGGGTTGGTGTCACATATAATTCTTGCTCCGAAACCAGAACAACGCTTTAATATTTCATCAAATACTTCTTTGTTAGCGAGTGTAGCTTCGTTGATATACGCTCCGAATGATGTCATACCACGGATAGCTTTCAAACCTGCGATTGAACCTGTAAATGTTGTGACAACATAAACACCAAAAAGAGAGAAATTCCCGTGCCTGTCAAATCTAAAATCATGATTATAAGCATCTGAAATTTCTCTCAATATATTTGTTTGAAGAGTGCCCGAAGAAACCGCACCTAAAATATACATCGGATTTTTAACTCCGACCTTCTCAGCGTTTTTCTTGACTCGTTTTAATTCCATCAAAAATAAGTCATTATCTAGTTTTGTTTTACCAGCACGAACCGCTCCGTGATTAATCATCATGTACCAATCAGATGAAATAGATCTCTTCAAAATATCGACTTGTTTAGTTGTATATAGTTGTTCAAGAGTCATTTCCCAAAGCGTCCTCCAGTTTATCAAAGTAATCAGACATTACATCTTCAGATTTCGCTCCACCTTCAAGCGTGATTTTGCGTTTTTCATTCTCAAGTTCAAGTGCTTTGATACGTTCTTTTTGCTCTCTCTTGTCAAGTGAGTCTTTCGCATCTGTTGTGGTTAGCTTGCTGATTTGCTCAAACGCTCGGACGTTGCCTTTCATAGCCTTCTGCATCATGACCATAGCCAGGGCCATTTCATTGGTCGAGTCGAAGCCTAGCTCTTCGAGTTGCTTCTTCACGTTTGGACTTGCAACTTCAGCTTGCAGGATTGTCTCGAAAGCCTTTTTTAGGTTTGCTTTTTTTCTTCGAGCCTTGCCTGAAGCGACTCCGCCTTTTTTTCCATATTTTCGAGCTTCGTCCGAGGTTGGGACTTTTAAATTATCTGCACCAGCCATCGCCTCACTTCCTTACTTTTTTAAAAATTTCAGCTCACTTTTTCAGCAGTAAGCCCTGTTTCTTCTTCCCAACGTCTAATCGTTCGTGCAACATAGAGTGGGTCAAGTTCCATACCGTAGTAGATACGTTCTGCCTTCTCGCATACCATAAGAGTAGAACCGCCACCGTTAAAGCTATCTAGAACTCTGTCGCCTTTCTTGCTGGAGTTTAAAACACACCTAGCAATCAACTTCAAAGGTTTCATGGTCGGGTGGATATCATTCCTAACTGGTTTATCTTCATAGAAGATAGTGGTCGGAGTTGTTTCTTGCATTGTTTTAATGTAAGAGATTAGCTCGCTTTTTGTCATTTCTTTTAGGTTTTCTTCGTCCTCTTCAATGACTGTGGCAAGTGAACGATTGTCTACAAAATAGTGACTCGCTCCATCTTTCCACCCATACAAGCAAGGTTCATGCTTCCATTGGTAGTCTTGACGACCTAACACAATCGCATTTTTTACCCAGATAATAGATTGTTTTAGTAACCATCCCGTCTCTTTGACTGCAGCTCTAAAATTCAAACCTTCTGAATCTGCGTGCCAGATATAGAACGCCCCCCCTGGTTTCAAGTGGTTGTTTGCGACTGCGAAAGCATCCCTCAGGAATTGCCTGAAACTGATGTCGTCCATGCTGTCATTCATGATTGTCATAGCTTCCTCGGTTCCGCCTTGGTAGGCTACGTTATATGGTGGGTCGGTTACGTAGAGGTCAATCGTTTCTCCGTCGATTAGTCGAGCCATGTCCTCGGCTGATGTACTATCCCCACACATTAACCGATGTCGTCCTAATTGGAAGATGTCCCCATGTTCGATACCTGTCTCTTCCTCTTGCGAAAATTCCTTGGCATCTTCTGGGTCCTCAGACTCTTCAAAGTCGTCCAAAGAATAGTCGACATCATCAAATCCAAACATGGTCATATCTAACCCTTCGACACTTTCAAGCTCTGCGTAGAGTAGTTCTGTGTCCCACTCGGCAATCTCGCCTACTTTGTTATCGGCAAGCCTGAACGCTTTTATTTGCTCTTCTGAAAGGTCGTCTGCAATAATGACTGGTACTGTTTCAAGGCCTAGAGATTTTGCAGCCTTGTATCTTGTATGACCGTTTATAATCTCGCCTTCTTTAGTAGATACAATCGGAACCTTGAATCCAAACTCTTTGATTGAGTTAGCAACTGGCTCTACTGCCTTATCGTTATTCCTCGGATTATTTTCATAAGGACGTAGCCATTGTAATGGTTTATTGATTATTTTCATATTTCACCTTCTGAAACAACCAAAAAACACATATCTAAAAGATACGTGTTTTTCGGGTTATATAGTCTTAGACTTTGCTTTCACAGCTAATTCTGCGAAACGGGACAACAGGGCTCGAACCTGCAACCAATAGATTAAAACTCTACCGCTCTACCACTTGAGCTATATCCCTCAAAATGCAAGGCGACTACTACCTTG